TGGTTTGCATCGGCTTTATTGCCGATGTTGGTTTCCGCCGTACCGACTCTACTGAACAAGTTGGCGATATTGTCAATCAATATTTTCAATGTCGCCCGCAAAGTGCGCGTTCCCGCCGTAATCTGTATAAAACTTGCCGATGGTGCTGCGACGGTTACGGGCATCGGTATAGACAAGTTATTGCCGGTATCGCTTATCGTTCCCGTTGCGTTATCATTGCCGGTAACGGTTCGGTTGAGTTTGTCTTGCTTGCCGGATATCTCAATGCGCATGTCCGCAATCTCTCCGCTTACATCATTCAAAGACCCGTCAAAATCGCCTTTGAACTCTTGTAACATCGAACGTAAATTTTCTGGATATACTACGGATACTCTACTCATTGTTTTAATGCCTTCTTGCCGATTTTTTGTGTAAAAATCCGAACATACATTTCGTCTACATCAACAGGCCGGTAACACTGTTTTGATTCGCCGGGAACAACTTCATAAACACTATCACATTCAATAATGCGGTCATTTTGTTTTGGTACTATTTGGACTCCATTGCATTTCAATAAAGCAAACTCAACAGTATATTCCCTCTCGATAAACTTTGTCCGGCGTTCGCCGTTCTTTTCATTCCAAAAGCCTGACTTTGACGGCACAGCCGGAATGTTTTCAATCACGATTTCACCTTGTTTGTAGGTTATCATGACGCCGCGTTCCGCTAAAATCATCTCTCGATGCTGAATCAGTTGTTCGGCAAAACTATTACTCATTGTTTTGTAGTTCAACAGGACGTTGCTGAGTGATCGGGCTTGATAAATCCTTCCAAAAAGTTTTTCGTCATGGTATAATCATCCTTCTATGATTATCGTTTTGCCCCGGTGTGTTCTCGCCAGACCGCCGGGGCATTTTTGTTTTCTAAAATACGATGGCAAACTCGGCATTGTGTGCCGACAGGTCGCCCGTTGATCCAGTCGTAGTAATAACAGCACGCCAGTAGCGTTTCGGCTTTTCCGAAGGCGTGACGTACAACTTCACGCCGAACCGCTCTCCCGGCATCAGTGTGCTAAGCACGGTCGTTTGTTTGTCCGTGGCGAACGTTTTGTCATCGCTGCTCTCGACCGAAACGGTGAGCGTAGTTCCGGCAGGCAGGGTGATGTCCGGCAGACTCACTTCGAATTGCATGTGCATGCTGTGAACATCGTTTTTTGTCTTTGACTCAAAAAGATCAAAGGATTTTGATTGCACCACTCCGGCAGTAGAAGGAAGGGCAAACGTCTTGATAAGGAAAATATCTTTTCGTGTGGACATAATTATGTGGTGGGTTAAAAGTGTAGTTAAAAGTGTAAGGGGGAGGCGGCTACCGTACCTAACGGCAACCGCCAGTGAGGCCGTCGGCAAAAAAATGTTAACTGCCGAGCGACAAAGTCGGGAGACCTTCTACGAATCCTTCGTTTTCCTTGATGGACTCTGTTACAACGACCTTGATACCTTCAAAGTTGGCAAATTCTTTGATTTGCGGGGCAAAGCCGGTCTGCATGAGGTCCGGCTTGGACGCTCGCCACAACCGGAACACTTCAGGACGCATGAACGCATAGACGTTCGGAATCATGAACGTTGGGAACCGCATCTTTGCCGCTCCCAAAAGGCTGTCCGTTACAAGGTCCGTCGGCACATTTTTACTGAACGCCGCTGTCGTGTCGATGTTTGCAATCCGCAATACAGATTCTTTGTGCAATACTTGCAAGCCTAGCCAGCCTTCTATCGACTGTTCTAGCACCTTCTTTCTGCCTTCGCCGATGTCTCTGGTGCGGCGAGTGGGAGACGTGGTCTTGATAACTCCATTGTTGCCATGAAGCCATGACACACCTTGCAATCCAGGATCAAGCCACATGAAGTAGATTGACGAAAACCTCTGACCGTCTCCCTTTGGTTCGGGATTGAATGCCCGGCCATTCGGCATCTGTTGCAAGATACCGGGAAACATTTTTTTATCTTCACCGGTTTGACCGTAGTAGAAGTATTCGCCTAAATCCATAACGAGTCCTTCGAGGATTGCCTGTGCATCATCCCGCATAAGAGCAGTCCCGCCGTCGGGTGCAATCTCCAGCATTTGGGTATCGGCTTCCCAGAAGCCCATGAAGGGAAACATTTCGAATTCCCGTTTTTCCCGCTTTGCTTTCTTGGTACCGACCGGTTCGTTCAAGTGCCGGAAGTGGTCGCCGCGAGGCACTTCAGTGCGCACTAGCGTTTCAAAACGTTTTTCGGCAATGTTCCGTGCCGGGACGGAAATTCGGTTGCCGAAATGCGGATTTTCGCCAGAGTATTCCGGGACTAGCCGGAACACTTCGTTGAGCATTCCGCCGATCAGGTTGCTCCCTTGAAATTGAATCAAGTCCATCGTGTCTACGGGGTTGTAGGAACCGACCATAAACTCTTGAGCACGTTTTTGGTCTTCCGTCCGGCGTGAGTAGGACAGTAATTTTCTGCATTGATATTTTGCCATAATGATTTCTCCTATGTGTGAATGGGTTGTGTTGTATTAAATGGTTGTGGTGGCTACTTGTCGAACGGTTATTCTTCTACTGCCATCGCTCGTTTCAGTTCTGTGGAATACTCGGCGTTCGGGTCTTTGGGATTGCCGGTCGGCGAGGTGGGACTGCTGCTGGCAAACGCACCATACGGAGTGCCTCCGTACTGCTGTTCCCAAACGCTGAGTTTTCCCTCAAGTTCGGCAATCTTAGCAGAGAGGTCTTTTTTGTCGTCGTCATCATCCTCATCGTCCTTCTGCTTCTTATCTTTCTTCTCTTCGTCATCATCCTCCTTGTCCTTGAAGGAGGATATCTGCGATTTCAACGCAGCAATTTCCGTGTCCTTTTCAGAAGCGAGTTTCTCGGCGGCGTTGAGTTGCTTCTGCAACACATCGCAGTATTCGGCAACCGACTCGTCAAAAGTGAGTCCGTCGCTGAAATACTTGTTTGCAAGTTCCGCTCCGAATTTTTGGGTAAACTTTTTCAATTGTTCTTTCGGGTCCATAGTATCTTCGTGTGGTTGATGTTTGAGGACTTGAGTTTTAGTGTTCGGGTCGGCACCGTACAAACACGTCGCCACGCCCCGTAACAACCATTTCCTAACGATGATTCCCGGCCCCTCAAACATCTGACCGTTCACCGTATCTTTTTGATCCTTCTTGAGAATCTGTTCGTCAATCTGAGTACCGTCCTCCAAATCGTCAAAAAATATCGACGATTGATAAGGCACTCCCGCCGCCATCTTAGTAGCAAGATTCCATGCGGTATCGCCTTCTTGTGTCGAGACGAATTTCCCTTTCAGCGTCAAGCCGTCCGATGTATCGAACTCGTCGATGTATCCGAGTGCCTCATCCGAGTGAACGTGGTCAATCGGAATCCTACCAACGGACGGTATCGACATTCCCGAAAAATCGTGCGAAACCTTCCCGAACCACCAGTGGTTGATATGCCCGGCATCTCTCGCTTTAAGCGTTACAGGAAACTCATGCCACTTCAAACCGTTCTTTCCTGTTACTTCCTTCGGTTCGGAAAATTGCAGTTCAAACGGTTGGGTGAGTTTTCGCTCCAATGTTTTCGGTTTAGTTTTTGTCATCGTCTTTTTTGGGACTTGCGCCCCGTGATTCAGTGTCGTCTTTGTCCGAAAGTTCGGTATCCTCGGTGTCAACTTCTTGTAACGCCTGCGCCCAAATCGGGTTCAAATTATGCTTCTTTGCCCAGTTCAGGGCTTCTTCGATCTGCTCGATGTTTTCGTAGTAGTTCGTTCCGGTTTGCAGACATGCTTCTTGTGGAGTCATCAGACCGGCATTGATCGCTTTGATGATTCCTGCTATTTCTTTCGACGGGTCCCACCACGGGAAGCCGCGAGGGACGCATTGCCATCGTATTTTGCGGACATCGTAGCCCTTCGGTAGTTTGATATAGCCGTCTGTGATCCATTTTGTAATCCTCCACTTCAAATGATGGTTCAAAAATTCAATATTTGCATGCCGCGGTGCCTCACATGCCCGGAGATAGTGCATCAACGCTCCCCGACTTCCGTAGAAGTTAGTAAAATCCTCACGGAAAAAGGAGAACGGAATGTTGAGCGACTTCAATGCAAGCAGTGTTACCGCCTCGTAGAACGTCTGCGACTCGGTGCTGGGGATTTTGGATTCGATGACTTGCAAGTTGTCGCCAATATCCATGCTCACTGCTCTGACTCCGTTCATTTCGATTTCGTATTTTGGTTTTTCTTTTGCTTGAATAACCTCTTCGGTGACGGGATCAATCTCTAAAGCCGGTGCTGCATTTTTGCTTTCATACGCTATTATGCCGAACATCGCGGCGATTTTCATCTTGACCAGATGCCAGTTGATACCCTCGTAGCAGTCTTGAAACGAATTGATCGAGTTGGCTATAGGCGAAATGCCCCGAATTAAATTCGGATAATGCTTTCGATCCGCATGCAGATAAAAATTGTGTGCCGGCACATCGAAAAATTCATTGCTCACACTGCCGTCTTGAATGTTCCGGCGTAGCACCCGATACTTGAGCGGCTCCCAAGTAAGAGGATCGACGTAAACGCCTCGGAACCAATTGTCGGTATGCCGGCCATAACCGTTTCCAATTTGATCGCTGACAACCGCCATGACTTTTCCGTCCGCCATCTTCAGAGTTCCCATATCACCCATCAAGACTTTTTGCGAATCGTTCACCCGAAGATACGAACACAGCGAGTGTCGTTTTCCTGCATCAAAGTTTTCTGCCTTCGACCACCACTCTAGCAATTTCGTGAGCCAGTCGTCCATCCAGTCCATCCCGGTCATAAATTGGATGTCAAACGTAGATGTAAAATCAAGGTGTTTGTCAATCATCCACGACAGTACTGAATAGTTCCGCAACTGCTCTCTTGCCCGTGTCGTAGCGATTTCGTAACCGTCTTCCCAGAAGCCGTCTTCCGAGCGAGTATCCGGAAGTACATTATTCCGCTCAGCATCGGAGTTTCGTCCAGCATGGTATCGGAAATTTTTCGCAACGGCATCGGCGGCAGAGACGTTGCGTCTGCCTAAAACTGCATTACCGATGCCTTTGACGTAATTCCTGATGTTCATTGAAACTGCCTGCCCAAATTAAATGTTGCAGTGGTGTAACGTTTGCCGCTATTGCGTTCCTCTTCTGCCTTCAGTTCCCGTCGTGCGTCCATCAACGACTTGATACTCTGGTTCATAGTAGTGTCGCCATCGACGGTCATAGACTGAAATGAAGCGGCTTTGGCGATTGCTTCATCTATTTTTTCAACAGTGATGTTCGTTGACATAGAAGTCCCTCGTTGTTACGAAGACGATTATCAACGAGACCGAGAGGCCGGTCAAGAGTTTTTTCAACAAAATGGAGTTATTTCACTCCATTTTTATTTTGTCCCATTTTTGACACTACGAAGCCGACTTTCGTGTTTTCGGCACGGTTTTTTTGACCTTGTACCGGTTACCGCACTCGTAGTAGATCGGCTTGCCTTCAGCATCAACGACCGGCTTGCCGTCTTTGTCCACCGGTTGAATCTTGCCGCGGCACTGCGTCCGGTAACGAACAAGTATCCCACGCGACATTTCAATGCGCGGGGAAATTTCTTTGAGCGGTGTCCGCTCGGTCGAACCGCAACGGGGACACGCCGGCGGCACCGCCTCGATACTTACCGTCTCCTGTTCGAGTTGATACGCCTCCTCCTCGACAACGACTTCGGTCTCGGCGGCACGTTCTTCTACTACCGTCTCCTCCGCTGCCGACTCCGGCTCGCTATAAGCGGGAATAGGGGACTCGGGTCTTTTACTTCGTTTCGACATGGTTCAATCCTTTTTAATTAGGGTTATGGCTAGCGAACAGCACGGCAGCCGTACACATCTGCCATCGTCAAATTCGCAACCAGACAATCAAAGTAGTGGTCGTCCGGCCTGCCGTCTTTATCTACAAAACATAATTTTGTGCGAGGTGTTGATTTTCCTTCTGCATAGACTGGTTCTTTGGAAAGCAGGTGATCAATGAGTAATGAATTCCAATGGACAGATGTCGTCGTCCTCGGCGGACCTCCGCAAAATGAGACTGAACCAACTTTTCCCTCTTCTAACAATAACATCGTATGCAAACGCTCTTTCATGGCATTCACATCTACTTTGATTATCGGAACTTTATATTCGCTATTCCTGTCAATGAGCCAATAATCGCCTTTAGTGTTGCCGGGATCGACACGGTACTCTTTGATTGGTGTCCTATCCGGCGCAATATACATGCCCATATAAGGATAACACCAACTAGCATATCCGCTGTTTATCATTGCTTTTATCACATATCCCGGCTCCCATCGTGCATCTATCGTTATACAAGACGTTGGCAATTTTCTTCCATTGGGTTTCAGCCACTTGCATTTGAAAAAAAACCGAATGGCAGTTGTTAACTCATCTATAATCGGTGCATCTATATTGTTACTCGGTATAGGATTCGGCGGGTTGCGTTGCTCGAAGTGCAGCCGCCCCTGATTGGGAAACGTGCCGTGCCAACACTTCCGCATGGTCAAATCCGCCGCAAACGCCGATGCTGTACCGTAGTGGATATTTTTGTGAATGTCAATGTGTGCCACTACATGTATTGTACTATTTGGTATCATTCCTTCAATATCTTCTACGCATAGACTTTCGACATGCTGTCGCGGTGCCATTTTGAAGATATTCGTTCCTATGCTTTGCGGTTCATTCTGATACTCCGACCAGAACACATGCTGATTTTCGTAGTAGAGATTCATCATGCATTGGATGCCGCTGATCTCCGACTCGTCGTCCCGGTAACGCTCGGGCCAATACATCGACGCACCAGCGTCCATTTTGTCACGGTGCTTCTTGTAGAAGTCGAGGGCGTTCTGTTTTGCCTTACCGGGACCGGTGCGGATATCCTTGTACTCTTCCCAGAGTTTCATGTCGTCTGGGAACGAGTGCATCATCTTGAATGTGTGAGATTTCCACTGCGAGTATTTCTTGTGATCGAGAATCTGACATGCCAAGTCGTTTTCAAACATCTTGGTACACGCCATGACCATCGAGATACCCTTCTTGGGACCGGCAAGCCCTCGGATGCTCTGATGCAACACGTCAATCCGTTTTTTTGATTGTACGAACGACCGGGCAGATGCTAGAGTCTGTGGGTCGTCGATGAAGCAAATATCAGGACGAATCGTCTTGCCGTCGAGTTGCACATGGTTAAATCCTACTACTGCTGACTCGATGCCAGACGTCACGATAATAGAACCGCTACACCGCGATTCCGGCACGGTCGGCATCACAATTCGGTCGGCAAGCCATTGGACTCCCGTTTGATTCCCCAAGCAACGCTGACCGCCGCAACGCCGGGACTCGTTTTCCAACGCAACAATACCATACAATTCAGGGGCGAAATCCTCCTGAAGTTTGACATTGGTGTTGAGAGTCCGTTTGATCTTGCTCATCAATTCGTCCGCCTTCTTCCCAGTCGCCGCCACGAGGACAGTAAATCGTTTCCTGCCAGTCAAGATTGCCCACTCGACAAGGGCTTGAAAGAGTGCCGACTTCCCGCTCCCACGCGGCATGGCAAGGGCATACATCAAGGCTTCCTCCATCGCTTCCTTGCACAATTCAATCACTTCCAAGTGATCTGGCGACCAATCAAGGTCAAATGTATCCGGCTTGTAGGTCTTGCAGAAAAACTTGAAATCGTCGCAAGCCCGTTCCCAGTCTTTTTTATTCCTCCGTTTCGGCGGCGGCCCGATCTCCTGATTGTTTTTCGTCTTTTCACGCTGATAGTTTCGGTCGTAGATTTGTTTGTTTTCCTTCGGTTTCACTTTCGGCTTGATTTTTTCCCGGTCAGTAAAAAGATACCGTGCTAATTTTCGCATGTCGATCCGCAAAATATTCTCCTTGGATGCGATGCGAAGTCCGGCTTCTTCCTTTAGGTATCGGAGTTGCCGATAGGTAACCACTTCGCCATGATGCGTCGAGTTCAATAACTGCACAGCATCAGATAATTTCATGCAACTGAAATCAAGTGTCGTTTTTTCGGTCATAAAGCAACTTCCATGCAATGCAAACGGTCAGATTGAACGTGCCGTCGGAATTTTTTGTCAATCCTGCACGGACATACGAACGGACATCTTCGGCTGATACTCCTATAATTGTAGCAAATTGTTCCTCTGTCAGGGCGTTTGGATTCATCGAAAAAAGTTTTTTTTGACAAAAATATACGATACTACCGCGAGAGGATGGGGTGTTCTTTAAGGGTATCCTGGCCGAAAATATAGTACCTACTCCGGTATTATACTAAAATCGCTGCCAACCTACATACGTTCCGCTCGCAGGTACCCCTACACCCTCTTCCTAAAATTCAAATCCTCTCCTTCAAAAACAATCTCGGCATGCGCCCGTTCAACCATCCGGTAGTAGATTGCTTCGTTTAGTTTTTCCAGTCGGCTGCTAGTACACTCCGTCGTGATTATGGTCGGTCGGCACGCATCATACCGGCTATCGATAACCGCAAATAAATGCTTGACATCCGCTTCCGTCAATTCGCCAGAGTG